TTATTGCGGAGCCAGTAAGCAAAGTCGTCCGCAGCACCTCGTACCTTTGGAGCTTCTAGGTACATCTGGGCCTCGTCTGCTGTCTCACATTTTAACAGTATCTCAATCATTTTGTTTCATCCCCCAGATTTGGATACAAGTAGACTCTAATCTTGCGTCTATCGGATTCAGTCGCAACAAGTCCTTACTTCCCTGCTTGTAGGCTTGGATGACATCTGCGACCTCTGCGGACTGGTGGACAGGGGCTTCTACCCTGTGATAAATAAGACAGGACAGAATCCCCATTGTGAACCCCAAGAGCCAGTTCATAAGAACATCAACCCAAAGAACAAGAGCATCAGAACGGCTACCGTCCCAAGTCCGTCAAGCGTTCCAGCCTGTGCCTCCTTGCGTCTAAGGCTTTGGCATACTCCATATCTAAAGCTGTCATAGCCCACTCTTGTAGATGAAACGCCTCTTTTTGGATTTCTATACATCGCGTTATTACCTCCTCAAGTTCTTTTGTTTCCAACATAGATGAAGCGGTTAGGTCTCTAAGATCCGCACATAAGGCGGTAATCCTGACTACGTTTGCTCCGTGGTTTGACATACCTGTTCCTTTCGCTTTGTAAAAGTTTCCTGCATTACTTTCCTATCTGCTTCACTCATAGCCCCCCAGACGGTCTTAAGATCCGCAAGTGAGCCACAAGCATTTACAGCCTTGGTCATCTTTTCTACTCGTGGGTCAGGCTTATTTTCTTGCTGGTAGATAGCGTTTTGTACTTCGTCCGCACTAGCAATCTCAGAACCTCCGTAACCCGCAAAAGCCAATGCTCTTCCTACTGCTGAACTCTCGCAGTTTTCTAGGGCTGAGGTCTGGTTGATCTGGCTGGAGGAACGTCTTTCTTCTGCGTGGCCTGTAGCAATAGTGACGCTTGCAGAATCGCAAATCTCTGCGCGGACTACAACGCGGTCTTCATCCATATCGATAATGTCCGTGTGGATCTGCCAGTCAGGGTGGTCTACGCGGAACTGCTTAATCCTGTAAGCGACCGTTAGGTACTCTTTACCTCGAATATTTACCTTGCCTGTATTAGTCATCTGATTCTCCCAGTTGGAATGTAAGTGGTTCTTTGCTAAACATCTCTACACGTAACTCACCATCGCGGTGCTTGATAACAAGCGTGGTGTAGTGAGTATGCAAGCTGTCTTTCTTGTGTTGTATTAGGGATAACCCCTCTGTATGGTGTACGGTCAAGTCCATTTGCTAAGCCTCCATGCTTTTGAAATACTGTATTTCATCGGTAAGTTCGTAGCCCTGTAAAACATATACAGGCGAAAACAAACCAGCATCCTCTTCAACCTTTTGCTGCCTAAGCAGGTCTTCTTGGTGAGCTTGCCCAGCGGCATCATAGTCCTCCATCTAGTTCTCCTTAAAAAATAACCACAACTACATTTTGCCCGCCTGTGCAAGATATTGTTATTAGGACAAACCCTTAGTTGTTTATATGCAACAGTTTAACAATCATGCTTAAGTCTTTGTTTTGTAAACATATCGTGATAAGGTAACGCCTATGAAACTGGTGACAAGATCTACTTGCATCGCAGTTTACGAGCTGCTGATCCAGTTGCCACCTGTAAAAGCGTGGAAACTTCCACCCAGTCAAGACCTGATCTTCTCTGTCAGGCATCTCCCAGATGTTTATGGTTTGTACGAGCCAGAGCCGCACAAGATAACCATTAGTTCAGCCAAACACGCGCACCTAGATACTTGTATCAGGACGATAGCGCACGAAATGATCCACCTCCACCTTTACATCCGCAAAGACCCAGACTGGGACAAACATACAAAAGCCTTCTTGGACTGCGCGGCTAAGGTCTCAAACACATTGGGTTTCGACCCCAAGGAGCTTTAAATGGCAACACCAGCTTGTAGTGACGAAGAGTTTGTAAAACTATTTAGAGAACTGGGTTCTCCCCAGGCGATTGCTGAAACACTAGGCATTTCTGTCCGCAACGTCTTTGCGAGAAGAAATCGTCTTACACAGAAACACGGGATAGAGCTTCTTTCGTTCTCCAAACATTTGCGAATCACAAACGTAACGCATGAGCAGAAGATTTATACCGAGATTAAAGACGGAATTGTTGTGGTCTTTTCGGATGCTCACTACTGGCCTGGGCCTCCAACGGTCGCTCACCAGGCTTTGCTGGCGGTCGTAAGCAACCTAAAACCCGCTATCGTAATTGCCAACGGGGACGTTTTTGACGGGGCCAGAGTCTCAAGACACGATCCTATCTACAAGCACGAAACACCCTCAGCCAAGGAAGAGGTAGAGGCTTGTGTAGAACGCATGACCGAGATAGAGGACGCTAGTAAGAACAGTACGCTTCTGTGGAACGTAGGCAACCACGATCAGAGGCTGTGGCGGTACATTCGTGTAAACGCCCCAGAGGCTTCTGGTATGCCGCACACAGACTTGTTTGACTACTTTGCCAGGTGGAAGCAGACCTACGCTGTAGACATAAACGGCAACACGCTTATAAAACACAGATGGCACAACGGTATCCACGCCACCTACAATAATGCTTTGCGAGCTATGGGAGCGCACGTTGTCACAGGCCACCTACATCGTTTACAGATTACTGCGGTTGCTGGCTACGGACACCAAAGATTTTACGGAGTAGACACAGGTACGCTAGCAGATGTAGACGGGCGGCAGTTTGCCTACCTAGAACACAACCCAGTCATGTGGGCTTCTGGGTTTGCGGTGCTTACTTACCGCAACGGGGTACTGCTGCCCCCAGAGCTTGTGGAAGTGGTGGACGGTGAGGCATTTTTCAGGTCTTGCAAAATAGCGTGAACTTTTCCTGATTTGTGGTATCCTATAAGGGCTTAGGAAAAAGACTAGGCTGCGTGTGGAAGCGCAAACTGCAAATCACATTTAAGAACCTCTACGCATGGGTTTCGGTTTTTTAGGCGATTTTTGTGATTTCAGCCTCTTCCACCGCAACCTGGAACCCAGTCGTAGGGGTTTTTCTATTTCTAGGCTCGTCCGCGACACGATAAGTTGGTGGCCTGAATCGGCTGAATCGCAATAAAGACACCTAGCGTTTACACCCGCGTTTAGGTCTCAGCCTGTCAGAGAGGGACTGAGGTAGTCTACAGGGCCAGGGGTGACTATGACCAACCTGTAGATGAATGAATCTCTGCGTTCTGCGGTATCTAGTCTGTAGCTTGTAGTCTTAGTTGCAGGTGGGATGGGAAGATAGCATGGGCTATCACCCTTGGGGGAGTTATGTCTAAAAGATACAACACTAGTGAAAACCCTGATACAACACGATAAAAAAAGTGATACTGTTAATACATGACTGTGTTACCAATAAAACCAGAAGAGGCGTACCCTTGGATTCTGCAAAAGCACTATGCCAAGCGGGTTCCGCAGATAAGCTATGCGTTTGGTCTTTATGAAGACAAGCAGCTAAAAGGTGTTGTGACCTACGGTATGCCAGCTAGTCCGTTTATTTGTATGCATCTTTGCGGGCCTGAATACCGAGATCATGTCATAGAGTTAAACAGACTTTGTTTACAAGACAACAAAAAAAATGAGGCCAGCTTTCTTGTGGCTAACAGCCTAAAACTCCTACCCAAACCTAAAATTGTGGTTTCTTACGCAGACATGGGTATAGGTCACATTGGGTATGTTTATCAGGCTTGTAATTTTTTATTTACTGGTTTGTCAGCAGACAGAGTAGACAAAATTAGTTCTGACAATAAACACTCTCGTCACGCTAAAGATGCGACCCAAAAAATTCGTAGAAGCAGAAAATATAGGTATGTTTACTTTGTTGGATCAAAGCAAGACAAAAAGAAATTTGTTAACCTTTTGCGGTACGAAGTTTTGCCGTACCCAAAGGGAGATAACAAAAAATACGATGCTGGTGGACAAGTTATGACCCAACCATTGTTATTTGCATAGGAGAGAGAAATGCAAGACTTTGAGATGTTCTGGAAGGAGTACCCAAAAAAGGTAGCAAAGGGCGATGCGCGGAAAGCCTGGATACAGACAGAAGCGATAAGGCCCGACCTAGAAACAGTCCTAAAAGCAGTTAAGACCGCAAAGAAGCAAGAGGACTGGCGTAAGGACTCTGGTAAGTTTGTACCCTACCCTGCCACATGGTTGCGGGCAGAGAGGTGGGAGGACGAGTATGAGCTTGACATAGAGGACGCTGTAGAAGTCAACGGTCAAGTTATGAACTGGTGGGAGTCCGCAACAGGGATAGAAAAAAAGGGTGCGGAGGTCGGGTTAACCCCAGAGCAGTTTGCGTCCTGGCCTGAGTTTAAGGCTACCGTCCTGCGGCAACTTATGAGGGCGGCCTAAATGAAGCGTGATACGGAAGTAGAAGCAGTCATCACTAGAAGTATGTCTGCGGCTGAGATTATGGACCTCACAGGCCATAACAAGGGCAGTCTCTACGCAATACTGGATAGGCTTATAAGTGAAAACAAGATCAAGAAAACGGGCCTCAGATACGCCCCAACAGGATATTCTGACCAGCCGATTGTTAACGGAAGAGACGAGTTCTTCTGTGCCGACCCCTTCAATATGTCTGGACTGCGAAACAATCGGAATCTTCAATCTCAACTGCGGAAAATGCAGACTAAGACTCATCAGACAGGAATCATGCAAGGTCTTGCGGTTGCAAGTGAAAGAAACAGCAGAAAGGTACGGTGGGCTTGATGGAGACTGGAAAACCAACCATTGTGGCTGTGAAAGAGTCTGCCAACGCAGGGCAAATAGGCGGCAGTCATTATAAGAAGTTGACCATCCAGCCCTGGGACTACATCCTGGCTAACAGTATTGGCTACTGCGAGGGGTCAGCGATAAAGTATTTATCTAGGTGGAAGGACAAAGGCGGTATACAAGATTTATATAAAGCAAAGCACTTTATAGACAAGCTAATAGAGTATGAGGAGAGCAAGAATGAGCATTAGCGCAATGAAGCAAGCATTGGAAGTCATTGAGGCTGCAATTGAGGCTGGTGACTGGAAGGTGGATGGGGCCTGTGATCCAGACATGGCAATACATTCACTACGCCAAGCCATCGCAGAGGCAGAGAAGCAAGAGCCTGCCTTTTATGTGATACCAGCAACAGACAGATTCGGAGAGGGATATGAGCAAACCTACTGGGAAGACCCCGCTGGTTTTCCTGTTTATACCAGACCTGTTTACGCCAGCGACATATCGCAAAAACCTGTCGATGAAACTGCAAAAGATCGACATAAGACTGATTGCAAAAAAGATTTTGACTTACTTTTTGAGGCAAATAGCGCAGATATAGAGGCGTTGCAAGACGCTCAATTTACCCTTGAAGCGATTAAAAGCGCAGATCCCGGAACGCATGACGAAATAATTGATGCGTCATTGCATTTAATAAAACTTGCATTAAGCAATTCTGTTTTTGGGCCAATAGAAAGAATTGCAGAAAGATATGGGGTTGAAATATGAGCATTTCAATAATGAAGCAGGCATTAGATGTCTTGCGAGGAATGCACCCAGAACATGGCGGCAATGCTTTTACGAGGGCCGCTGACGAACTGCGGCGAGCAATTGATTTACAAGAGAAGCGACATATTTGCCCAGACTGGGACTTTATGGAAATTACGGTAAACGATGAAGAATTTAATGCCTGCTGTTGTTTCCCAAAAGAGCCAAGACCTAGTCTTTGGTTAGCAACCGCCCACGATGGGCGAGTGAAATATACAACCGATAGCGGTCGTGCATCAGATTGGAAAGAATCAGGCTCGTACAGGATGGTTCAAGACTATTACACTGAACCACTGCATGACTTTGGCAATGTTACGGATGATGCATTGATAGAAGAAGTCCGTAGTCGTGGCTTTACTATTCGTGATGCTCAGATTTCACCAAAGCGTGAATGGGTTTGGCTGACGGACACGCAGATCGACGAAATCATGCGTCCGCTTACGCAGAATCAACCCTACTCGTGGCGGGTATTTGCTCGGGCCATCGAAGCCAAACTAAAGGAAAAGAATGTACCGCAACCCTAAACTGCTAAAAGCGGTTGCTTCCCTCCCCTGCCAGGAGTGCGGGAAAGAAGGCACGCAAGCGGCTCACGCTAACTGGTCGTGGAGTGGCAAGGGCATGGGTATGAAAGCCCACGATATGTATGTTGCGGCCCTGTGTCCTGAGTGCCATTACGCCTTAGATCAAGGCAAGGATATGCAAAGGTGGGAAAGAGAAGAACTGTGGCTGCGGGCTTGGAGAAAAACAATATATGAGTTGTTTGAGAGGGGACTTGTAGATGTACGAGCTAAAACATGAGTGGACTAAGTGCAAACGATGTGCGGGCAGAATCCGCAAAGTAAGAGGACGCAAACTCTGCAACCCCTGTCATAAGGAAATACATGGCTACCTCCCCGACACAATTATCTCTGGCCTGGTTAAAAAAGGAGCTATAAATGAGCGAAATCGTTGAAATCCCTTTGTCTGGAGAATTGGTTGCAGTTGTTGATAAAGGTCAAGAATGGGTTTTAGAAGGCCCAAAGTGGCAAGCAAGCAAAACACAAAGCGGCAGGATTTATGTTAAAAGGATGCTGAAGTCAAAAGGTACAGTTACATATCAATACCTTCATAGGCTTATTTGTAATGCCCCAAAAGGCATGGTGGTAGACCATATCAATAGGAACCCACTAGACAACAGGAAAGAAAACCTAAGACTTGTAACCACACAACAAAACTCATGGAACAGAGTTGGTGTTGGCGGTGGATTTAAGGGGGTCATTAAACATAAATACGGATTTTGTGCGCGGCTTATGATTAACGGGAAAGGCGTTCATTTGGGGTTTTTTAAGTCAGCAGTAGACGCGGCAAAAAGATATGACGAGGCAGCTAAACACTATTTTGGTCAGTTTGCTCTGACAAACGAAGATCTTGGCAAGTTTGAGTCCAACGCAACTTACGCTTAGGTGGCTCCGAGAGGAGGGCTACTTAGCAGAAGTGGTTGAGAGGTTCATTCCAGGGGCGAACATCCGTAAAGACCTCTGGGGTTGGTGCGACATCGTAGCGATAAGAGAAGGCGAAACTGTTGCGGTGCAATGTACCAGTTGGGACAACATTTCTTCTAGGTGCAAAAAGATTGCGGAAAGCGACACGGTAGGCCCAGTAAGAAAAGCTGGCTGGTCAATTTGGGTTGTGGGCTGGAAGAAAAAAAACAACAGGTGGGTACACAAACTTGTAGACTGTTCTTAGGTATACTGTTTAGATTCGTGGTGTGCTATTCTGGGAACGCCTCATACCTCCGAGGCTTCTCCTCCGTCCCTCACAGGGACTTAGCCCGCCACTCGCGGGCTTTTTTTTGGGGATGAGATGAGCAAGAAAGACCAAATACTTAACTGTTGCAGAGACCAGGCTAGGAACGCGGGTGAGATTGCAAGTCTGCTTCAGTTGGACAAGACTGTTGTAAAGATCACTTTGCTTTACTGTTTTAAGAGGGGTCTGGTTACCAGGGAAAAGCGTGACAGACCGTCACAGGTTCGCGGCCCCAAACAAGAGTTCTTCTACCTATGTCAGCAATCGTAATCGCGACCAAGAACGGTAAGTGCCTCCCAGTCTTGGCGGCATCTATAACCATGTACCTGCCAGACTTCTTTACAGTCTACCTATCAGGATCTGGCCTCATTCTTCCCAAGCACAGGACTATCACAACTGATAATACTGCGGGCAACTTTGGGGATAGTTATAACAATGTTGTCCACCAGGCGATAGATGACGGACACCAAGATCTTTTAGTCTGTAACGATGACATTGTTTTTACTCCCTACACCTGGCCTACTCTAGCTGAAGACCTAAAAAGAATCCCCGCAGAAGGCCGTGGTTGGGTTGCTACACGGTCGGACTACGCTCGCGGCTACCAGAACATTAGGGTAAAGCACGAGGGCGATAGAGACGGCCTTAGACACGCCTCCGAAAATGCAATAGTTGAGGTGGATGTGATTGCCCCCATCTGTGCGTGGGTCGAGTCCAAGAACTGGGTAGACTTCCCCCCGATTAACTGGTACTCGGACGATGTGCAATGCCTGGATATGCAGGAAAAAGGTCTGAGGCACTATATCAGCAGGGCTTATGTCCACCATGTCGGAAGCCAGACCTGCGGGCCAGACTTTAGGCAATGTGTAGAGGATGCGAAGCCTTGGATACAAGCGAACAGACCAGAACTCGCGGAACTGTGGTTCAAGAGCAACTGAGAAACTGGGCCTGGTGGCTGGCAGGGTATGTCGGGCCTCCAGTCCAAGATAAAGCCGCAAGTGCGGAGGGGAACTATGTTTCTGAAGAAATCTGGGATGGACACGAACCCAAATACGAACCCGATCAGCTTGCGGGCGAGAGGGTGGAAGAGATTGTTAGAAACCTACCGCCTTTTACGCGCATGGTTCTCAAAGCCGCCTATGTGCAGTATCCCTACCATTTGGAACATAGCATTGCACAACGCCTTAAAATCTCCACAGACAGGTACAAGTCGGAGCTTAAAAAAGCACACGAACTGGTTGCCAAATCGTTAAAACTAGACTAGACTTGGGGGTGGGAAACTTTACCCTAAAATTTCGTAAGGAGTTGACCATGTACGGTAAGAAGAAAAAACCCATGCCTGGGAAAAAAGGCAAATGAAGCAGCAGGACGGCGTTACCGTAATGATCGGACTGCTTGGTCCCAATAAGAAGATGGGTAAAGAGTCCGAGTCCCTTCTAGAAGACGATATGTCCGAGTGTCCTTTAGCGACTGCGGATGAGATCGTTAACAAGGGTAACAAGCAAAAAGCTATTCTGACTGCGGAGTACGGCCCCAAAGAAGATGAGCGTATGTGCGGCAATTGTGAATACGGCGAGAACCTAAAAGGCTGCGGGCTAAGCAAGGATGAAGTCTACTGCCAGATCTTTGAATTTAAGTGCGCTAAGAGCAATGTGTGTAATGCGTACGACAGCGGCGAAGAAGACGAGTAGTGTGGTTGCCAGTCGTGTTCTTTTGCGCGGCTGGGTCTTGTCAATTCTGGTCAGATGATGCTTACACAAGTAAGCAAGAGTGCCTCCAGCGGGTCTCTGAGATAACCCAAATCATAGAATCACACCCCGAGACAACGGTTGCGGGGATATGTCTGCCTGTTAAGCAAAGGTTTACAAATGCCAGCCACCAGTCGTAGTCAAGCAAGACTTATGTATGCGGTTGCCAACAATCCCAAGTTAGCTAAAGAGACGGGCATTTCCCAAAAGGTAGCCAAAGAGTTTGTAAAAGAAACCAAGAGTATGAAGGGTCTGCCTGAAAAGAAAAAGGCCAAGAAATGAAGAAAGAAGTATACGAAAAGCCCCGTCCCAAAGGATTAGGCAAGCCCAAGGCTTTATCTGCAAACCAGAAGCGTGCGGCTAAGAGTTTTGCTAAGAAGTCGGGTACTGCTTACCCTTCTTTAGTTGCTAACATGGCGGGAGCCAGAGCTAAGAAATGAAGGTACGCGATGCAGCTAAGTTATTTGAGAAATACGATCAGAGAACTACTCGCAAGATGGCTGAACACAATCGGGCGGGCGGCTCTGTCCGCAAGCCAGTCCGTAGTACCAAAAATGCAAGTGCCGCTGACCAGTACGATAGAGCCAAGTTCATTTACAGAAAAGCCTCGCAAGCCCTCACCGCGAACCATCCACTCAAAAACGATAAGGGCGAATCAACGCCAGCGGCTCTCCAATTCAAAAGGTGGGCAGCAAAAGTTCCCCAGAACCAAGAAGACCTTAGAGAGCTAAAAGCACTAGGAGCAAGACTAAAAGAGCGTTACAAGCCTAAAGATTGAAACTTGTAATTTACATCCCAACCTACAACAGGTTAGGAAAGTTAAAGACCTGCCTAGAAAGCATTGCGCCACAGGCCGATGGGGTGAAGGTCTATGTATCTAACAACGCCTCTACGGATGGCACAAAAGATTATTTAGACGGGTTGGGCTACCCTTGGTTGATTGTCCACCATCAACCAGAGAATTATGGCGGGGCTTACAATCAAGCTGCGGCCTGGTATATACCTGTAGATACGGAGTATGTCTGGGTCATAGGTGATGACGACTATTTGCTGCCTGGTGCGGTTGCAACGCTATTAGAGGCCACCAAGCACAACACAGACTTTATATTTTGTAACACACAGGCTTACCCTGCCAAAGATGAAGAGGCAGTTATGCGGGAGCCAGTTTTACCCAAGGGCAAGATTAAGGGCAGATACACGGAAAGTTTCTTGTGTCCGTTTTCTGATCTTGTAGACCCTGCGGTTGCGGACTCCTTGCTTTTAGAAATTATGTGCTTGTGTGTACGCAAGTCTGCGGTAAAAGAAATTGACTTAGATGGGCTAAAAGCAGAGCCAGAAGACACTTTTGCGTCTGCGGGGCGATACTATACTGGGATAACAGCACCTCTGTTAGAGTCTTTTACTGGGGGTACAAAAGGGCTTTATCTGCACCCTCCGTTAACCTTTAACTTTTGGAATCCTCACGGTTACTCTGGAAACTACGACTACATCTTTCCAGTTGCGATACTGTATATGATTGAGATGTATCGCAAAAACAAGATAATTGACCATGCGCGGTATCTGGGGCTTTTGCGGTACTACTTCCATCTCATGGGCGGGCCTCTTTATAGGCAGCTTATGAAAGAAACGAAGGCCAAACCTTTTAGTGATGAAATCTTACAAACGATAGAGTCGCACTATGAAGTGTTGCGGACTGCGTGAAGATCTACCAGGCGTACCATCAGGACTTCCATAAGAAACATTTGTTGCCAAATACAGAACATTTGGATGTGCGGGCATTTCCGACACCCAGACGAGAGTACGACATATTTGAGAGGCTCCGACCAGAAGGCGATTTTGGGGTTATAAGCTGGAAGTTCACAGACAAGACTTGGCTGGATGAGTGGGAAGAAACAGCTAAAGAGAAGCTAAAGACTCACGATTGCGTGATGATAAATCCCTTTCCTGCGGTCTCTGCGGTCTCCTACAACTGTTGGCAGTCACATCCTAGTCTGATAGACACAGCAAAAGACTTAGTAGATGTAGACCAGTTCCAAGAGAAGATTGCGTTTTGCCTTTACATTCTGGCTAAGAAGGACTGGTGGACAAGATTCTTTGAGTTCGTAGAACCGATGCTCAAGCACCCAGGTATGCAAGCCCCAAGTGGGTATGCTCGCGGTGCGGATATACCTCAAGTCGGGTTTATCGTAGAGCGAGTTGTTAACCACATGCTGGATGGGGTGTACATCTGGGAGTACCCAGAAGACCATCATCTGCGGAAGTACGGGACGACAGATTTTTTACTATTAGATAAGGTAAAGCACGATTTCAACACTTGGTCGCAGATTGCGGGCAGATACAACATAAACCATGTTGCGGCATTGGATGACAGGACATAATGGACTTACGCTCTCTAATCTCACAGATACCTATGGAACCAGGGTATGTCCCTGCGCCTCCAGAGCCAGATTTGTCTGTGATCCAGAGGCTTATGGGTCTACCCCAGACGCTGCGGGCTGTGGGCCAGAACCTAGCGGTCGGTGCGGCCTCTCTTCCTGTGGGCATTTATCAAGGTTTCGGTGATCCCTCTGCGGGTGAGGCGGCTATGTCTCAGTTCCAACAGGAATACGGGTACACACCTACAAACCCTGCGGCTCAGAGGCAGTTACAGGGCTTAGGTGAGTTCCTGCAACAGCTAGAGACGGAATACAAGATTCCTCCCATTATGGCTCCTGTTGCGGCTACACCTGCGTTAGGTATTCGCGGGCTAACTCCGCAGACACAGACATTAGCGCGGGATTTAGTTAGGGAGATCCAGACAGAGCCTCCTACTGGCGCGGTTACGATGGGAGCAAGAGCTACACAACCATCGCCAGAATTAAACTTGCAAATGGCAATGGAAGAGGCGCAAAAAATTGGCCTTTCACCAGATCGCGGCACAAGAATGTTGCAAATGGGGTTTGACCCAGGTTGGTATCACGGCACAACTGGCGATATAGAACGCTTTAGAACAGACTTGTTAGGCGAGGCTACTGGCGCGGCAAGTGCTAAAAAAGGGTTCTTCTTTGCCAGAGACCCAATTAACCCGCCACAGGAAATGCTGCAAAAGTCAAACGATCCCAAAGCAATAGAGTTGCTTAAGAAGGCGGGCAAAACAGATGATGAGATTGCGGAGTTAAATAAAGGGCTTGAACCTGGCTCTGGTGCTAGAACTGCCTCTGGTTACTCGCTTATTGGTGGCGATAGAGAATACAGAGAGGCAATGCGGAAAGCGTCCTTGGCAGAGAAAAAACAAGACTGGGATGAGTACGAAAAACAGATGTCAATTGCGGAAGACTTTGCAATAGGAAGAATGAACAATTCTCAAGCCTTGGTTGCAAAATATGGTGACGCAAGAGATGTAATGCTTGATAAGGTGCAGGGCGCTTTCTTTAACAAACAACTGCCGCAAGCAGAGGCCGAGGCTTTAGACGCTAGATTTAGAGAGTTAATGCCTTATGGCTGGTACAACCAATTTGATGCAAACCAGTTTGAAACTGTTAAACAGGCAATACGAGATGTTGCACCTAGCAAACAAGCAAAAGAGGCAGAGAAGGCAATAGACGACTTTATTAAAGTTAAGAATGAGCGAACCTTAGACGAAAAAACACAGAGTGGGTCTAATGTTCTTCCCATTGCATTGAGCTACAAAAATCCCCTCGTCTATGACTTTAAGGGTAATGCCTACAGAGAACACAGGTATGCGGATTTGGTTGATGAGGCAATTTACAACGGCAATGACGCTGTAATTATGCTTAACACATACGACCCTGGTGCGGGCAAGGCAGAGCTTGTGGATGTTGGCGTGGTATTTAATCCAAACCAAATTAGAAGTCAATTTGCGGCATTTGACCCAAGCAGAGCTAAAGAAAGCGATATTCTTGCTGGAACTATTCCTTTAGTTAGCGGTGGCTTACTTGGTGCTGAAATGATGCAAGAAGAGGAACAATTCTAAACTGTTGTAAAATAACCACGAACACCCCGTAGAGGATTCGACCAAATGGAACATGAAAATTTAGAGAAATCAAAATCAAGTTGGGGCGGCTCCAGAGCAGGAGCAGGTAGACCACAAGGTGCTACCAATAAGATCCCCAAGCAGGTAAAAGAAAACATTGTTGCGGTCTTTGATGAGCTAGGCGGCTTAGAAGAGATGGTGAACTGGGCCAAAGCTGACCCTAAACACCAAACAGAGTTTTACAGGTTCTACAGTAGGCTGGCTCCGATAGAGCAGAAAGTGACAGGCGACCCAGACCAACCCCTGCAAATAGGGATTGGATGGATAAAGTAATAACTATTCCTTACAGACCGAGGGAACACCAGCTTGCAATCCATGATGCAGTTGATTCTCACAGATTCGCAGTTGCAGTCTGCCATCGCAGGTTTGGTAAGACAGTTGCGGCAATCAACCAGATCATTAAGGCTGCGGTGCTATGCGGACGGGACAATCCACGCTATGCCGTTGTCTGCCCAACATACACACAAGCCAAAAGAGTTGCCTGGGACTATGTAACCCAGTACACACAGCCACTAGACCCCAAGGTAAACATAAGTGAACTGCGGGTGGACTTCATGGGTAGGCGAATCTCCTTGTACGGTGCGGATAACCCAGACAGTCTCCGAGGTATCTATTTAGACGGTGTTGTTCTGGATGAAGTAGGGGATATGAACCCCAAGATCTGGACAGAGATTCTAAGACCTGCCCTTGCGGACAGAGGCGGGTGGGCATTATTCATTGGAACTCCGAAAGGCCAGAACCACTTTAAGGAACTGCGAGACCGTGCTGATACGGAAGCTGACTGGGCATTACTGGAGTTCAAGGCTTCGGAGACTAACATCCTCCCTCAAGCCGAGCTTGAAGCTGCAAGAAAAGAGATGGGGGATGACAAGTATTTTCAGGAGTTTGAATGTTCATTCTCCGCTGCGGTCGAGGGTAGTTACTACGGGACGATACTTAACGAACTCGCAGAAGAAAGATTTAAGGAAATCCCGCGAGACGACCTCTGCAAGACCTTTGCGGCATGGGATCTGGGGATGGGCGACTCTACGGCAATATGGGTTGTCCAAGTTGCGGGCCAAGAGGTTCGATGCATGGACTATATTGAGAACCACGGGCAGGGCTTAGACTGGTATGTGCGGGAACTAACACACAGAGACTGGCACAAGGCCACACAGTTGCTTCCCCACGATGTGCAGGTAAGAGAACTCACCACAGGCAAAAGCCGATTAGAAGTCTTAAGAGAGGCTGGCTTAGACTGTACTGTAATACCCAGGTTAAATGTAGACGATGGGATACAGGCGGTGAGACGACTCCTGCCTAGATGCTGGTTCAACCTACCCGCGGTCAAGCAGGGCTTAGATTGCTTGCGGAACTACAGGCGTGAATACGATGAGAAGAGACAGGTTTTCTATGCTCGCCCATTGCATGATTGGAGCAGTCATGGGTCTGATGCTTTCCGCTATCTTGCTCTCGGCATTGAGACAAACTCTACCTGGGATAAACCCCTGAACATCAAAACCAAATGGATTGTATAAATGGATGATCTAAAGCTAAAAACAGTAGTCCAAGGCGAGATAGACAATGCTTTGGGTTACATAGAGTCGGAGACGACTGAAGAGCGTAGGAAGGCGATCAATTACTACAATCGCGCCTTCTATGGCAACGAGGTCGAGGGACGGTCTACGATTGTTACGGGTGAGGTTGCTGAGGCGGTAGACGCGGCTTTACCTGCCCTGCTGAGAGTCTTTACCCAGGGTGACGATATTGTTCGTGCGGAGCCAGAAGGCCCAGGCGATGAAGAGATTGCCAAGCAGATCACAGCCTACCTGAACTACATTTTTTACCGAGACAATCCTGGCTTTGCCATCCTGAACATCTGGTTCAAAGACGCTCTCTTACAGAAGAACGGCATTGTTAAGGTCTACTGGGATGACGAGCGACAGGTTAACTCAGAAGAGTACGAGAACCTGACAGAAGAAGAATTAGCTTTGATGCTGGAGGACGAGACTGTAGAGATCGTTTCCCAGGACAAGACAAAGGTAGGCGAGATTCAGGTTCCTCCTACGCCAGAAGAGATGATGGCGGCACAACAGACTGGGGTGATGCCAGAGCCGCGCACAGAGGCTGTGTTTGCCTACGATGTAAAGGTACGCAAGGTTAAGAAGTTTGGTCAGGTCAGAATTGAGAATGTGCCTCCAGAGGAGTTCATCATCTCCAAGAAGGCGCGGACTATTACCGACTCGCCCTTCTGCGCTCACCGTAAACTTACAACCCGTTCTGAGTTGATTGCGATGGGTTTCGATGCGGACATAGTAGAGAACCTGCCTACTTATGAAGACTTAGAGTACACACCTGAGAGGGTGGCAAGGTATACGCAGGGTGAGCAACCACTTAACCAGACTTCTGCCATCGATAAGAGCATGGAAGAGGTAGAGGTTTTTGAGTGCTACATTCGTGCGGACTATGACGATGATGGGATTGCAGAGCTGCGCAAGGTTGTTTATGCGGGCCATGAGATCCTAGAGAACGAAGAGATAGACTATGTGCCGTTTTGTTCTGTCTGCCCCATCCCTATGCCGCACAAGTTTTATGGCCACAGCCTTGCGGACAGGACGATGGATCTTCAGCTTATCAAGTCCACGATTACCCGACAGATCCTAGATAACCTTTACCTGACAAACAACGCCCGAGTCATGGCGGTAGACGGGCAAGTAAACCTAGACGACCTCTTAACCGTAACACCTGGTGGTGTAGTTCGGGTGAAAAGCCCACAGGCGGTTCAGCAGTTAACAGTTGCTCCTGTTGCGGGCCAGTCCTTCCCCATGTTGGAATACTTAGACAGAATTCAGGAAAGGCGCACAGGGATTACGGCGACCTCACAAGGGTTAGACCCCAACATCTTACAGAACACGACTGCGGCGGCTGTGGCGGCTATGCAAAACGCTGCGGCTGGCAGGATGGAACTGATTGCCAGGACATTTGCAGAAACAGGCGTAAGAGACCTTTTCCTGAATATCCTTCACTTAGTTGGTAAGTATCAAGATAAGGCTCGTGTTGTGCGTTTACAGGGCAAATATGTGTCCGTAGACCCACGCGAGTGGAAGAGCCAGTACGATGTGCATATTAATGTGGGTCTAGGAACTGGTACGAGAGAGCAGCAGTTAACCATGCTTTCCATGATCTTGCAGAAACAGGAGGCACTCCTTGGCACACCCCTTGGTCAAACTTTGGTTGGCATCGAACAGTATAGATCCGTCCTGGGCAGATTTATCGAAAGTGCTGGTTTTGCAGATTCCTCAGAGTTCTTCCGTGAAGTTTCTCCTGAGCAACTCCAGCAGATGCAGCAACAGAACGCTCCGCAGACAGATCCACAGACCCAGGCAATAATGGCCCAGATGCAAGCCCAGATCCAAGCAGATCAGGCTCGCGCACAGTCAGACATCCAGGTTCAGCAAGCCAAGGCACAGGCAGACATCCAGCTTCAGAGGGAGAAGGCTGCGGCCTCCATCCAGTTGGAGAGGGAAAAGGCTGAGGCTACCCTACAGTTGAAGATTGCGGAGTTCCAAGCTGAGGCCCAGATGAAGGCGGCTAAGGTCGGTGCGGATATAACTGGGAATGTACAAATACCTGGGAGTTACAACATTTGAACCAAGCAGAACGGGCGCAAGCCTACCTACAAGACGAATTTTTCTTAGATGTTGTGGAAAAACAACGGCAGTTGTATATTAGCAACATTGTGAACAGTAACGCAGAGGATGTAGAGGTAAGGGAAATGAATTACCTAAAGCTGCGGGTACTGGATGAATTTACAGCGTCTATCCAGTCTATTGCAAATGATAAGTTGGTAGAACGGAGACGCTGGAAGGTTTTTTAACTAAAGGAGTAGTGAATGGACACCAACCCACAAGGGAGTGCCAAGACGGTTAGCGAAGCAGCAAACGCATTTCTAGGAATGATGGAGCCAGCGGAGGCGCAAGCCCAACCAGAGGTTCCAGAAGAGCAGGAAGCCGAGGCTGTTGAACAAGAGTACGAAGCGGAGTCATATGAAGACGATGCTGAAGAGGCTACTGAAGAAGAACCAACTCCCACCTACAGAGTAAAAGTAGGCAAGGATGAGCTTGATGTTCCTCTTGATGAGCTTCTTAAAGGTTACTCTCGTACTGCTGACTACACTAGGAAGACTCAGGAAATAGCAGAGACCCGCAAGGCAGTAGAAGCGGATAGGGCTAAGATTGAGGAAGCGGCGAAACTCCGAGACACCTACGCACAGAGGCTTTCTGTGATTGAGCAGATGCTTAATCAGGACTCTGGCGAGGACTTAGCAACGCTGAAAGAGACAGACCCTATTGGTTATGCGGTGAGGGTCGCAGAGCAATCAGAGCGTGAGAAGCAACTTGCGGCTGTGAGAGCAGAGCAACAAAGGCTTGCCCAACAACAACAGGCAGAACAAAGCGAGAGGCTAAAAGCCCACCTTGCTGCGGAAGCACAGAAGTTGTCTGAGGCAATTCCAGAGTTTGCTGACCCTGTAAAGGGGACTGCGGTAAAGGCAGACATTCGCAAGTACGCGCAAGGCTTAGGGTTTAGCGACCAAGAGCTTGCTCAAGCCTACGACTCCCGAGCTATTACGGCACTCTATAAAGCGATGAAATACGATCAATTGGTATCTAACAAAGGCGAGGCAACCAAGAAGGTAAGCCAAGCACCAAGGATGCTGAGACCTGGAACTTCTACGCCTGAAACGCGGACAAGCCAGGAAGTAAAAAACATGAGAGGCCGTCTCAAAAAGTCTGGAAGGGCTAAAGATGCGGCGGCTTTATTTGAACGATTCTTATAAAAGGAAACAAAAATGAGCGCAACCTTTTCCTCGTTTACCGTAGTCGGTATTCGTGACGACCTTAGCGATGTCATCTATGACATCTCCCCCCAAGACACACCCATTATGTCGAGTATCGGCAAGACCAAGGCTACCAATGTGTTCCATGAGTGGCAGACGGACTCTCTTGCTGCGGCTACTACTGCCAACGCACAGGTAGAAGGTGCTGATGCTACAGACGCAACTGTATCGGCTACAACTCGTATTGGTAACTACACGCAGATCGTTGGTAAGACCATCCGCGTATCGGGAACCCTTGAGGCTGTAGACAAAGCTGGTCGTAAGTCTGAGAAGGCTTACCAGATGGCTAAAGCTGCGGCTGAGATGAAGCGTGACATTGAGACCATCATTACTGCCAACCAAGGCCAGACTGCTGGTAACGCTACAACCGCCCGTAAACTCGGTTCACTCCTGTCGTACATCAAGACCAACTCTTCTGTTAACGGTACTTCCGTTACTGGTGTTGATCCTACAACGATTGGTGTTTCTACCCGTGTAGACGGTACGACTCGCACCTTTACTGAGGCTCTCCTGAAGGATGTTATCCAGAAGGTGTTCGTTTCGGGTGGTACGCCTACTCTTGCTGTTATGCGTCCTGCGCTTAAGCAGAAAGTCTCTGGCTTCCAGGGCAACTCTGCCTACCGCGTTAACACCGACAACAGCGTTGGTAATGTAACAGTCGTCGCAGGCGCCGATTTATATCAAAGTGACTTCGGGATTCTGAGTCTTATTCCTGATAGATTCCTTCGTTCTGACGACCGCGAGGTTCTGATTCTCGATCCTGAGTACGCTGCCCTTGCTTACCTCCGTCCCTTCCAGACCAAAGATCTGGCTGTAAACGGTGACTCTGAGCGTTCGCAGTTGCTTGCAGAGCTTACGCTGGAAGTTCGTAACGAGGCTGCACACGGGATCGTTGCGGATCTTAACACGAACTAAAACATACTATGATACAATCTCCAAGGACTAACACTCTTTGGGGGTTGTATGAAAAAGGTATGTTTGATTGAAGGATGTGGTGTTCAGGCAAGGGCTTTAGGATTTTGCGTAAAGCACTACATTAGAAACAAGCGTTATGGAAACTCCTCTGGCGGGCCTAAAGCAAAAGGTTCGCTGGAGGAACGCTTTTGGAGGTTTGTTACTGAAGGCGAGAAACATAACTGCTGGGAATGGCGCGGCAAGTTACTGCCAAACGGTTATGGGCGCATTAGTGTTGGAGAAAGAGATCTTGGTGCGATTGGCGCACATAGAGTTAGCTGGTCTCTGTTTAATAAAGCGGAGATACCTGCGAATATGGTTGTAATGCACTCTTGCGACAATCCATCTTGTGTTAACCCGCATCATTTATCCATAGGAACGCCCAAAGACAATACGCAAGACATGATTGCCAAAGGGCGTAAAAAAGTAGTTGCACCCCTTGGCGAAGGAAATGGCAAAGCAAAATTGACGGTTGAAAAGGTCAAGCTAATTAAACAAAGCAACCTTAAAACTGCGGAGCTTGCCAGACAATTTGGCTTATCTGAGAACTGTATTCGTGGCGTGAGAATAGGTAGAACCTGGTCTCATGTAGTGATATAGTTAACAGCGGGCAATAGCCACTTCAAGGAAGCAAATGAAACGACTAATGTCGCAAGACCTGAATACCCACACGGTTCAGATTGCACACGATGACGGTGAAGGCGGTCTCTACTTAGAGACGAAACAAAACATTGAGCCTTTCTTAGAACAGAACAAAAACTCCTACGCTCGTATAGATGAACGAGCCAGATGGGGAGAGTTCACACATATTGCGAGTATTCCCTTTACTGTTATCCAACAGTTAAACAAAGAGGGGATACTAAAAGGGTTTCACATAGTCGAGCCTAAGAAGTTAAAGGCGTGGTTAAACGACTCTGACAATCGCTTTTTTAGAACTCGACCTGGGAGGATTTAATGCGGGTAGCAATATGTATCCCTTCACGCGGGGATATGATGATGGGGACAGCGTTTGACCTGGCAACACTCTGCGGATACGACTCTAGGTTTAGAGATGGTACGCAGTCCATCTACACGGTTGCGGGTACGCTGATATTTGACCAACGCAACAAGTTAGTAGAGGCAGCACTAAACGAGGGTGCGGATTACATCCTCTGGATAGACGCTGATATGCGGTTTCCTAAAAACACCATCGAGCGTTTACTGGCGCACGATAAAGACATAGTTGGGGTGAACGCCACAACGAGAAACTACCCTGTAGCACCTACCGCCAAGCATCTAGAGTGCGACTTTGAGGCAAACGAGAGTACCTGGCTTCCCGTGAATAGCAAGGGCAAGACAGGCATCGAGAGGGTAGCTGCAATAGGGTGCGGTGTGATGCTCTGCAAGGCAAAGGTCTTTCAGGACACGCCTAAACCTTGGTTCTGGTTTTACAGCCTGAAGAACGGCAAGACGCTAGGCGAGGATGTGCATTTCTGTATTGCGGCACATGACGCTGGATTTGAGACTTGGGTCGATCATGGCCTGAGCAATGAAATAGGACACATAGGCCAATACACTTACTCATGGCAGGATATAAAAGATGGCTCTGAACAACTACAGCGACCTGAAAAGCTCAGTCGCAAACTATCTAGGAAGAAGCGATCTAAGTAGCGTTATTCCTGACTTCATTACGCTTGCAGAGATCCGTCTTGCCCGCCAGTTACGACTGCGGCAGATGCTTAAGACGGTCACAAGTAGCACTACAGGCGGTGATAACACGGTAGGGCTTCCAAGCGACTTCTTAGCCATTCGTGACATCTATGTAGACCAAAACCCACGACAAAGCCTCTCCTATTTATCACCGTCAGCTTTTACTCGGGACGCTCGCGCAGCCGAGTCTGGTCTGCCAATCTTTTACACGCAGAAGGGATCAGAGCTTGAGCTTGCCCCGATTCCTGACACAAACTACACGCTGGTGATGCTTTACTACGCAAAACCTGCGGTCTTATCTGACTCCAACCCCAGTAATGAATTTATGGCTATCTGCCCAGATGCGCTTCTGTATGGAGCCTTAATCGAAGCAGAGCCTTATTTGATGAACGATGCGAGGCTTGCAGTCTGGACGCAGTTGTACCAGAACGCTGTCTCCTCTTTAGCTGAATCTGACAACGCCTCTGAGTATGCAGGGGTTCCTCTTACTATGTCTGTGACCTCTCGCTAGGAGTAAAAAATGGCTGAACTATCCGATTACCTAGAAAACAAACTGTTAGACCATGTATTGCGTGGCACAAGCTACAACTCGCCCACCACGGTCTTTATGGGCCTTTACACCTCTGACCCTGGTGATGACAACTCAGGAACAGAGTGTACGGGCGGTGCTTATGCGCGGCAGGTTGTATCTGTTACGACTGCCACGGGTGGCATTGTTACCTCCTCTGCGGATGTGACCTTTCCTCAAGCAACGGATAACTGGGGAACGATTTCGCACATTGGCCTTTTAGATGCGCTCACCTCTGGCAACCTTCTTATGCACACAGCCCTTACGACTTCTAAAACGATTGAACTGGGCGATATTTTCAAAGTACCTCTTGGCAACCTTACCGCAACGCTGGACTAAATGGCAGACCAATGCGGGCCGTGGTCGATAGATCAGTTAGACCTATTTGGGACTATTGATTCTATCCAGATCACGCTGGATTCCCCTATTTGGGATTCTGCTGACACTTGTATTTTAGAGTTTGCGGGAGACATAACAGGTGAAGGAAGTGTCACGGTTGCGGGCAATTACACAGCACAAGGTGAAGGCCAGGTCTCGGGAACGGGAACTCTCGCCTCGGGAGCGCAAAGAGTACGCACAGTTGAGGGCATCATTACAGGAGCAGGAACGCTTGCAACGGCGTGTGTCCGAATCCGAGCAGATAACCTCGCAAGCATATTCGGAGAGGGAACGCTTACTGCTTTTGGGGGGCTAGAGCAAAACGCAATTGCCCTTGTATTGGGTGGCGGCGAGCTTATTGTTATCCCCAACATTACATTCTCGTCAATTGTAGCGTTACAGGCTACAGGGGCGTTATCTGGTAGCGGCTACATCTACGGTCAGGAATGGTCGGATGTGGTTGAAGAAGTGAACACATGGACACCCGTTGCGGTTGAGTCGAATACTTGGACTCCCAGAACTGCGGGATCTAACACATGGGCGCAAAATGGCTAGAACCAATGTTCAGTTTACAGAGTGGCTTCCTGACCAACCAGGGCTTATAGGAGCCTTGATTGAGGCCAAGAACATCTATCCTAAGGCGGTAGGGTATGGCCCCTTTCCAGAGGCTACGGACATTTCTGCGGCGGCTTCTCAAGACCTAAACAACGCAGTCGCAGCCAAGGACACTTCAACCACCAAGATATTTGCGGGCGGGTCTACAAAACTCTTTCTCTTAGACTCTACAGACTTGTCTTTGGATGATGTGTCTGCTACGACCTATACGACAACAGAGAACTGGCGGTTTACCCAGTTTGGCTCTTACCTGATTGCGGCAAACGGTCACGAACCCCTCCAGTATTACGAGATGGGGGCCAGCACAACCTTTGCGAATCTGGATGCGGCTGCGCCTACTGCAAAGTTTATAACAGTTGTCAGGGACTTTGTGGTGGCAGGAAATACTGGGACTTCTTCTAGCGAGGTTGTCTGGTCGGGTATTAACAATCCTAATACTTGGTCATCTTCTGCGGTAACCCAGTCGGACTCTCAAGACATTCCTGATGGCGGTGAAGTCAGGGGGATTACAGGTGGTGAGTTTGGCCTGGTTCTTTTAGAGCGAAGCATCCAGCGGATGTCTTATGTTGGAACGCCTTTGGTATTCCAGTTCGATAATATTTCTAGGAATCTGGGCTGTTACGAAAGCCAGTCGGTTATCCAATGGCAGGGCATTACCTACTTCTTGTCGGATGACGGGTTTTATGCCTGTAACGGTGAACAGGTTGTGGGGATTGGTGCGGAGAAGGTAGACAGGTTCTTCTTCTCCACTCTAAATGAGTCCTTGCTGTCCACCATGTCTGCGGCTGTAGACCCCATTAAGAATCTAATCGTCTGGGGTTATCCCAGTAACGATGAGTCTTATTACTTGCTTATGTACCATGTACCCACTAAGCGGTGGAGCTACGCAGAGACGACTGTAGACCGTGTAGCGTCCTTTAGCACACCTGGTGTGACCTTAGAGGGTTTGGATACCTACAACGCCTCCATAGACGCTCTAGGTATCTCTTTAGACTCTAGGCAATGGATTGGCGGCAAGATGGTCTTTGGCGGCGTTAGAGGGGCCAAGATTGTGTCGTTTACTGGAGATCCCCAGGCTGCAAGTATTGTTACAAACGAGATCCACTCAGACAACAACGCCACGATGGTTACCCTTGCAAAACCGATTGTAGACGGTGGCTCTGCGAGTGTGGCTGTGGCCTCTCGGTTCCTGCTTTCTGACAACCCTACATTCAGCACAGATGTGGCTGCGGACTCCGATAATAGGGTTGGAATTAGAAGCGTAGGCAGGTATCATAGGTTTCGGGTAACTCCCTCTGGAAGTTGGGAGACTGCGATTGGTTTGGATGTAGACATTCAACCAGCAGGGATTAGGTAATGTTTCGCGCATTACCTCCGTTCGGTGGTGACCCTCGCGCTGTTGCCGAAATTCTAAACGGCGTAATGAACGGCAAAACAAACAATACTGGCAGCTTTGAACTTACGACAGGAACTGCGCCGCTAACGGTTAACGATGCGCGGTGTGGTGCTGACTCTGTTGTGCTGCTTAGTCCAACAAATTCTAGAGCTTCACAGCTAATAAACCACATTTTTATTAGCAGCGTAGCAAACGGCAGCTTTGTGGTTGACTTACGAAGCGGCAGTTCTGGAAGCGGAACCGCAAACTACTCTTACATTTTAGTGGGATAAAAACATGGCTGAACCAATTACACAATTTCCTAACTACGGTCTCCCAGAGCTACGCGGTGCTGCGGCTGGTGAATCTCGGATTGACCCAACCCTGCGGCCTTATCTTGGCATGGGCTTACAGCGGGCAGAACAGCTTTTCTTTGGGCAACAGCCTCAGTTCTTCCCTGGGCAAACCTTTGTCTCTCCATCTGAGCAGACGCTTGCGGCCTTACAGCAACAAGAGGCTTTAGCACAAGGGGCGCAACCTGCCCTAACAGCGTCTCAGGAAGCCTACATGGGTGGGTTACGGCAATTAGGCGAGACTGCTAGTGGCGCGTTCCTCTCTGGCTCTCCTTACCTTCAGAACCTTATTGAGACAGCAACTCGACCGATTGCGCGGCAGTTCCAAGAGCAGACCCTACCTAGCATTGCCTCGCAGTATTCTGCGGCTGGTCGGTATGGATCAGGTGCTATGGCAAGGACGACAGGCCAAGCTCAAGAGGGCGCAAGTCGGGCCATAGGTGACATTGCTACCCAGTTGGCTGCGGCAGACTATGCAAGAGAGCGACAGGCCCAACAGCAAGCGATTGGCGCACAGATAGAGGCGGCGCGGTTAGCACCTCAGTTCTACCAGCAACAGTTCCTACCTTCTCAGCAGTTGGGGCAGATTGGTGCGGCAAGGGAAACTCTTGCTCAACAACCTTTGCAAGAGGAAATGGCCCGCTTCCAGTTTGGTCAGCAGGTTCCTTATCAGCAATTGCAGGGCTTTCTTAGTTCTGTCTACGGTACGCCTCTTGGTTCTTCTCAGTTCCAGCAAATCCCACAGGCCGAAACAAATAGGTTTGGTCAGGCATTAGGTGGCGGTATTCTTGGCTCCCAGATTGGTAGTTTGTTTGGTGTTACGCCAACAAACCCAGGCGGGTACGGAACAACAGGCGCGATTCTTGGTGGTCTTGGTGGCCTTCTTTTTTAGGAATATAAATGGCTCAAGCGATAGGCCAAGAGGTAAATCTACAGGCAAGGCCAGAAACCAACATTTGGCGCAGGACTTACTTGCCCGTTGGAAGCAATATAAGTGGGCTTAAAAGTGTAGGCAACTTTACAGACGAAGAGTTAAAGGTAATTGCAGAAACGCCATTTCTTGCGTCTAGGATTCTTGCGGCTGCGCAGATGCCAACACCTATTGGCTGGAATGACACCTATAAAGGTGAAAAAGTAACAAGGTCTTTTACAGACGCAAGGCAGGCTTACAATTTTGCTGTTAACAATCCAACAGAATTTTTGAAGTCGGAGTTTCCTGCCTATCTTGGTTCTGGCAGTCCAGACGCTGCTACGCAACTTGTCTCAAAATTGGCAGAGGCTGGAGAGACACCAGAAAACATAAGCGCACTTTACGAGTCCTCTTTAGAAGAAGCACCAAAATATACAGAAAGTTTTGAAGAGTATTCCGCGAGAAAGGCCGCAGAGCGCGGTGGCGGTGGTGGTGCGTTTGGGTGGCTTGTTGATTATGTTGTTCCTTTATTTACTACTGCTGGTGCTATTGCTGGTGGGCCAATAGGCGCGGCAATTGCAAATTCGCTTGCACAACTTTCCACAACAGGAAAGGTAGACCCCGTTCAAGCCGCTACTGCTGCTGCTACTGCATATGTTGGACAGGAAGTGCTTGGCCCCACAGCACCAGAGGCAGGTGGCGCAGATTATTCTCTTACTGGCGGCGGCACACCTGGCGTGTCTGAGGTTTACGCGGTTGCACCTCCAGGCGGTACATCTGCTCCACTACCCCCCCAGTCTTTTGGAACTGGTATATCTGGTGCAGGACTTACTAGCGCAGAGATGGCAGCTCTTAGAGGTAGTGCTGGATACGGAGAAACCGTACAAAGTCTTCTTAACCAAGACCTAGCATTTGTTGGCGCAGATGCCGCACAACTTTACAATACGACTGGAAGCGTAGCGGCAACACAGCAGAACCTACTTGCGGCTGGTGTAGATCCTACTATGGCGGCAGAGGCTTCTAACCTTGCGGCTTTGGGCGGCACAGGTACAAGCATTGCAAGCAGTTTAGGAACGGCTTTCCCAGGAGAAACTGTATTTACAAGCGAGGGTCTTCTAAGTAGCGGGGCAACCTTAGACCCGATTGCAAAAGAAATTGCGGGCATCTCTACAACTGCTGGCAGTTCTATCGGCATCACAGACGCACTCAGGGGATTAAACCTTGCAAATCAGCTTATGGCTGGTCAACAACAAGCTATGGGTATGCCACAGCAACAAGCACCTTTCCAACCTGCGGGCGTGGACTATTCAGGAATCCTTGGGTTATTAGGTAGGCAAGCATCTGTGCCAGGGATTCAGGGATTACTTGGGCCAGCACAAATTAGGTATCCAAATTCTTTACTAGGGTAAGACTATGAATGACATATTAGGCGGCAGTCAGGTTTTGGGTTTACTTGGCCCTGAGATACAGGCACAGGCTGAACAGCGGGCTAGATCTGCGGGTCTTACTAACCTCGGGTTTGCGTTACTGCAAGCCTCACAGGGGCAACCTGGGCAGCGTAGACCTGGTTTAGGCCAGATTATCGGGCAGGCAGGGCCAGTAGGTATGCAAGCCTACCAGGGGTCTTTCGACAAAACACTACAGGACATGCTTCGCGCACAGCAGATCCAAGATATGCAAAAGCAGAGGGCGCAGCAGGCGCAACAGCAACAACAGCTAGAAACTTTTGTTTCTGGGTTGCCTGAGTCTGAGCAAGCGCGATTCCGAGCTTTTCCGACACAAGCTGCGGAGGCAATGTTTAGAGAGCAAAAGCCCCCTCCTGGTGATGTTGGTGCATACGAGGCCGCGCTTCAGAGGGGCTTTATTCCTCGTGGAACCACCTTTGAGCAGTTTGTAGCCATGAGAAAACCCGCCCCCGCAACAACCTCAGTAACCAACATTGTTGGTGGCGAAAAACTTTCTCCAGGGGAAATAGAGCAGGACAAAGATTTTGGCAAAGAGGTAGGTCAATGGAAGCGTGGTGGTGGGCAAGACATGGCTGCACAGATTGCACAACTAAAACCAGTTATTAAGGCGCTAGAATCTGGTGAACCAATTACAGGTGTAAGTGTTGCCGTTCAGCCAGACATTCTTTTAGCCATGACAAACCCCAAAGCATTGCAGTCTCGTGAGCTTGTAGAGGAGGTAGTGCAAAGGAACTTAAGAACAATTCTTGGCGCACAGTTTACAGCCCAAGAAGGTGAGCGACTCATTGCTCGTGCGTTTAATCCTAAACTTCCCCCAGAGGAAAATGCCAAGCGTGTTCGCAGGTTGTTCTTGCAAATGAGTTCTGCCGCTGAACAAAAGCAAGCAATGGCAGACTATTTTGACCAGTTTGGAACATTGCGCGGGTACAAAGGCAAAATGCCAAGTGTTAATGATTTTTATAGGGCAATGGAAGGCGATGCTGGAACCATGCAAATACCTGCTGGTGGCAACTTAATGGATGCGGCTAAGCGTGAACTTGAGCGCAGAGGGGTTAAGTAATGGATTTAACAAAGCTGTCAGAAAATGACTTAAAGGCACTTGCTGATGGAAACATTAGCGCAATGTCCACAGAGGGATTGCAGCTTATTGCGGCATCACAGCAAGCACCGGAAAGTGCAATCTCACAAGTGTTGCGAACCGCACGAGAAGCACCAGAGCAACTTATGGAGCCGTTTACTCGCGGTGTTGCCGAAGGAATGTTTGTTGAGCCAGTTTTAGGTCTATCTCAGCTTGTAACCCGTGGTTTAGGAATGGGCGAGACCGAGTTAGATAGGTATATCCGGCAACGAGAACAGCGTATAGAAGAAACACCAGGCATGGAGTCTGGTAGGTTTGCTGGTTTGTTGCTTAGTCCTGCGGCTGCCCCATTATCTAGGGTTCCAAGTCTTGTAAGTCGCGCCCCTGTTGTTGGTGGCTCTAGGGTGTTTCAATCTGCGGCTACTGGCGGTGCTGCTGCCGGATTTACGCCAGTTACAACAGAAGGTGACTTTGCTGAACAAAAGGCGATACAGGCTGGGGTTGGTGCGATTACTGGCCCTGCAATAGATATTGCCCTTTCTCCATTAGCTCGTATGGGCGCACCAGAAAGTGCAGAGGCTCTTGCATTGCAAAGGGCTGGCGTAGATGTCTCTCGGCTTACACCTGGGCAACAGCTTGGCGGTGTAATGAAGCGAGCAGAAGAAAGCCTCAAAAGCGTTCCGATTGTCGGTGAGACGGTAAGGCAAGCGGAGTTGCGTGGGTTTGAGGAGTTTAATCGCGGCCTTATAAATAGTGTCGTGCAACGAGCCAACCCCAAAGCTACATTGCCCAAAGCGGTTAGTACAGCAGGTGCGATAGATTTTGCGGGCAAAGAGTTAAGTAGGGCTTACACACGAGAGCTTTCTAAGATAGACATTGTTCCAGATGTAAATATGTTCGTTAGGCTCAATGGCGTTATCCCGCGATACTCTCAAACGCTTTCTGATGAAAAGGCAAACTTGCTAGAGAAGCTAATTAACAACCGAGTGATTAAGCAGATTCAAGTCAAGCCTGGGCAAACCCTTTCTGGAAAGGCTATTAAAAGAATTGACTCTGAGCTTGGGGAGTTGGAGCGTAGATACAAAAAATCTGCAAATGCAGAAGAGCGCACAATTGGAGAGGCTCTTGGTGACGCAAAGGCTACTATCCGTGACTATATTGGTCAGCAAGATCCAAGCGGAGAGATCAATAAATTAAACAATGTATTTGCAGACTTCTTGCGGTTAGAAAACGCTGCGGCTCGATCTCAGCGGTCTGACAATGTATTTAGTCCAGAGCAACTACAAGCATCTGTAAGGGCAATGGATGAATCCCGCAGGAAGATGGGGTTTGCTCGTGGTCAGGCTCGTATGCAACAGACAGCACAAGCTGGCAGAGAAATGCTTGGAACCCGTGTGCCTGATTCTGGAACACCAGAAAGGCTTGCTATCCCAATTACTACTGCTGGTGTGATGAGCGCACTTGGCGGCTCTGGTGCTGTTCCTTTAGAGCAATTGCTTATTCCAGGTCTTCTTGGTCTTGGTGCTGCTGGAGCTTATACAAGGCCAGGACAGGCAACAATAAGAGGTTTAAGTCAACTCGCCCCAGGATTGCGGTCAACCGCGCCAATGGTGGCCCCACAATTTGCACAGGAGTAACAAATGACGAAGGCAAAGATTTCTGAATACGATGCAGTAGCAGCCAACAACACAGATGTAAACGGTGTAAACATAGCTGAGAACTGCCCTCCCTCTGGGATGAACAACATGGGCCGTGAGATTATGGCGGCTCTAAAACGCTTCCAAGTGGGTTCAGACAGCGATGGCGTAACTGTAGGTGGGAATCTCGTTGTCTCTGGCTCCTCCACCCTTTCTACCACATCTATTTCTAGTGCGGACATCAACGCTGGAACGATAGACGCTACTGCTATCGGTGGTTCTACTGCGGCTGCGGGGTCATTCACCACACTTGCTGCTTCTTCTACGCTGACTGTTACTGGTGCTGGTTCTATTCAAGGCCTCACAGTAGGCCGTGGTGCGGGTGATATTTCCACCAATACTGCGGTGGGTGCGAGTGCGCTGGCTGCAAATACGACAGGGTCAAGTAATTCTAGCTTTGGATACCAAACGCTTGCGTCCGTAACAACCGGAGATTCTAATTCTGGTTTTGGTGTTCAAGCCTTAAATGCTGTTACAACAGCAACAAGCAATACTGCACTTGGTCGTGCTTCTCTTGGTAATACAACAACAGGTAATTACAACACCGCAGTAGGTCGAGACTCTCTTGTTAACAACACCACCGCCTCTAACAACACTGCTGTTGGTTATCAGGCTGGGTATGACATTACCACTGGTACGGGGAATGTATGCATAGGGTATCTTGCTGGAAAAGATCAATTTTCAACTTCGAGTAACAACTTATTTATTGCTCGTTCAAATACTGGCGCAGGAAATGCCGCAACTTGGATTCAGGGTGATGGTAATGGCGCTTGTATTCAGGGTAATAACTCATCTTCTTGGACAACAGTATCTGACGGTCGCTTAAAAAATATTATCGGAGACTTTGGTAAAGGTCTTGATGCAATTAACCAATTAATCGTTAAAAAATTCAAATATAAAACTGCTGATGAAATGCCTGATTTAGTGCGGAATGAATTTGGCAAACTTACATTTGAACCAGACTCAACCATTGAATTTGTTGGTATTGTGGCTCAAGAACTGCAACCTGTAATCCCCGAAGCAATAAAAGAAAACGAAAAAGGAGTTTTGCAAGTAGATTCAGATGCAGTGTTTTGGGCAACTATTAAAGCAATTCAAGAACTCTCCGCAAAGAATGATGCACTTGAGGCCCGTATTGCGGCATTAGAAGGGAACTAAAAATGGAACTAGAAATTACTGCTGAACAAATCGCCCAGCACTACTCTGCGGCTATGGACTCGGTCAACCTTATCAACGCAGGGCAACCCGAGGGTATGTCTGATGAAGACTGGGCAGACTGTCTTGCGAGGAATAAAGAACACTTGCGGATCATGCTGGCTAAAAACTTTTGGACGACAGAAGATTTAACACCGCTTGAGCAGGCGGCATCTTAAACATTTTATTTGTCATCTGAATAGGGTTTAATTGGGTATGGACTGCGGAACAAAACCTGAGTGCGCTGAGATTGCCGATAGAGCAGTCCGCAAAACTTTTGCCATCCTCGGTGTCAACATAGACAACCCAGAGTCTGTAGAGGAGTTCCGTCAGGATCTACGCTTTGGCAAGAAGCTAAGAAAGCTGTCAGATCATGGGACGATGGCCTTCTTTGCGGCTGTGGCTATAGCCATTGTTGGTGCTATTTGGATTGGCATTACCTCGTCTATTAAAGGTGAGTAGTGATTGCGGAAATAGCTGCGGCAAACGCGGCTTTCCAGGTCATCAAGACTGCTATAAAAAACAGCGGAGAGATTGCTTCTGCTGGTAAGGCGGTCATAGATTACTTCTCTGCGACTCATGCAATTGAAGAAGAAGTTAAAAAAACGCCAGAGCGAAAGCGTTCAGATCTAGAGGAGTTTCTAGCCCTAGAGCAACTTAGGAAACAAGAGCAGGAGTTAAAAGAACTCTTAATCTACCAGGGCCGTCCTGGGATGTGGGATGACTTCCAAGCGTTCAGGGTAAAAGCCCGCCAGCAGAGAGAAGCAGAGGAACGCGAGGTGCTGCGGAAACAACTCGCAGAGAAGGCCCGCAGGAAGAAGATGGCAGAAAATATTATGCTAGCCCTGTGGATGTTTGTGCTTGTTGTCGCAATTCTTGCAATTTCAGGGTTTGGTTTGTACTTATTTTTGGAGAACAAATGATTCCACTTACTGCCATTTTAGATGTTGGCTCTAAGCTGATAGACAAGCTAATCCCAGACCCAGAGGCTAAGGCTCGCGCACAGGTTCAGCTTTTAGAAATGCAGCAAAAGGGTGAGCTTGCACAAATCCAAGCAGATAGCGCAGAGCAAGAAGAGCTTACCAAACGCCAGCAAGCGGATATGGCCTCTGACTCTTGGCTGAGTAAGAACATCCGTCCCATGACGCTCATTTTTATCCTGATGGCCTATACAGTCTTTGGCCTAATGTCTGCGTGGGAAATTGAGGTTAACCAAGCGTATGTAGAGCTTCTAGGCCAATGGGGGATGCTCATTATGTCCTTTTACTTTGGTGGACGAACGCTTGAGAAGATCCTAGCTATGAAAGACAAGAAATGAACTGGGACGACTACCCTAACTTTTCCGCACAAGAATTTAATTGTTCTCATTGCGGGGCTAACGAGATGAAGCCTGAGTTTATGGCAAAGCTACAGAAGCTGCGGGAAACCTATGGCGCACCTATGAAAGTCACTTCTGGCTACCGTTGCCCCCAACATCCCATAGAGGCTAAAAAAGCCGCACCAGGCGCACACGCCTCTGGTTTGGCTTGTGACATAGGGGTACAGGGGGAAGAGGCCCACAGGCTTCTAGGGCTTGCGCTGGAGGCTGGATTCACGGGTATTGGAGTCCAGCAGAAGGGTACAGGTAGGTTCCTACACTTGGACACAAGGCCAGAAAAAGCCCTGTGGAGTTATTAGGCCCGCAGTAGTCCTACCCCGTCGGGTAGTGTTCACCAGTCTACTGGATGCCAGTCGCTCGCTCGCTGCTGTGCTGCGCTGCGGTGACCTGCGGTGTGCCATTACTATATACAGTTAGTTGTTTTTTTGCAACAACTCCTTTTTTAAGACGCTTATCCGCAGTTCGCTTAGGTCATCTTCTGACATTAAGCTGCTAACCCACCTGCCGTACCTATTCTTACCCATACCGATTTTTAGCATCTCATCGTCCGACAAACACCTGCGGGCAGTAAAGTCTCCCACGCGATGCTTGTCAAAAGCCTTTGAGGAGTTAAACACGGTAAAGCAGGTCGGGCATTGGTTAACATCGCCTCTAAAAGAGGGCTGCCCTGGCTTACCCAGTATTTTTGTCTTTACCATGCTGGAATATCATCGTCTAGCTGGTCAAACGACTGGGCCTTCTTCTGCGGCGCAGGTGCTTGCTCTTTCGGGCTAACAGACAGGGAGAAGAACTTTCTGCCCGCCATCTTGCCCCCCTCCTTGCCCTCGCGCACCCAGGCACTCAGCCAGTAATCCACCCCATCTACATTTATGCTCCCCTTAAAGTCGGGGTGTTTCTCTGTCTCTTTTTTATCGTTGCGGGCCAGCATCCCCGAGTTGGTGTTGTCGTAGGTCATAGCATCTCCACTTTGGTTAGTTGGTCAAACATCTCTTCTACCTCCTGCAAAAACTTAACTGCCTCTGCTTCTACTTCCGCAATCTCTTCAGCAGTAGGCGTATACCTGCGTACAAACAACCTCTGCGGCTCTGGCATCCTTGGGTCATACGCCACAAAGTCAACCCAAGGCCGAGCAGTACAGGCGCATTGCAGGGCAAGCTGCGGCTTGTGTTCTTCTGGAACGACACCCGCAAGAATCCAGCCTAGAAAAGTGCTGCTTGTAGGGCATTTGATTTCTATCAGGCCATCGTCCACCAGGCCATCAGGACTAGCTCCGCAGAACTCAATCTTGGGGTGGTCTACAAAACCCACATCTTTTATAATCCGACCTGTTTTTAGCTCGTACTGTTTCTTGGCCTCGGGTTCCTTCTCAACACCCCATTGCATTGCGGTGTTTACGAATTTGTCCACAATGTTGCCTGTTAAGCGTTCGCAGAGAATCTCTGTCTTCAGAGCCTTGCGTTCCGCAGAATCGCCCCCACCTTTTAAATACTTCATGGCGTTCTTCACACGGGAGGCCGTTAGCTTGCCTGTGCGGGCGTTAAACCACGCACCGTTATTTTGCAGTTTGTTTTTCTCTCTCACAGCATTTCTCCTACTCTGTCATAGAATTCCTTGCTAACCAATTCCAGCAAGGCGTGTTCTTCTTCCGTGTGGTCTCCGTGTTTAATCTTGTTTCGGAGCCAGTACGCAAAGTCGTCCGCAGCACCCCGCAATCTTGGTGCTTCCATGTACATCGCGGCTTCTGCTGGACTGTCACATTTTAACTTTATTTCAATCATTTTGTTTCATGCCCCATATTTGGATGCAAGTAGATTCAAGGCGAGCATCTATCGGGTTGAGCTTCAGAATGTCTTGTGACCCTGCCTTGTAAGCCTCAATGATTTCTGCGGTCTTAAAGCCACTTTCTCGTTTAGCCTCCTCCCGAATGTCCACAATCCTGTTGTAGCCCGCGGCAAGCAGGATGCCCATGACAAAACCCATAAGCCAGTTCATAAGAACATCAACCCAAGGAAAAGAATCATAAGAACGGCTACTGTTCCAAGTCCGTCAAGCGTTGCAGCTTTTGCTTCCTCGCGTCTAAGGCTTTGGCATACTCCATGTCTAAAGCAGACATCGCCCACTCCTGTAGATGAAACGCCTCTTTTTGGATTTCGATACATCGCGTTATTACCTCCTCAAGTTCTTTTGTTTCTAAAAGGGATGCTGCTGTTAGGTCTCGTAAAGCCGCACATAGCGCGGTGATGCGTACTACATTGGCTCCGTGGTTGTTTTGCATACCTGTTCCTTTCGCTTTGTAAAAGTTTCTTGCATTACTTTCCTATCTGCTTCACTCATGGCCCCCCAGACGACTTTAAGATCTTCTAATGAACCACAAGCGTTTACTGCTGCGGTCATCTTCTCTACACGGGGATTGGACTGGCTCGATATAGCTGCAATCACTTCGTCCGCAGAAGCAATCTGCATCTCCTGAGAACCGTAGTCTAGGAAGCCTAGTGCGCGGCCTACAGCACTCGTCTCCGCAATCTCAACATAGGATGCCTGGTGCATCTTAGAGGCGTTACGGGTCTCAAAGGCGTGGCCTGTAGCCTGGTGGACACCCGCAGAGTCACAGATGTCACAGCGCATAACTACATGGTCTTCATCTAACCTGATGACCTCTGTGTGTATCTGCCAGTCTGGGTGTTCACCACGAAACTGATGTATCCGATAGGCTACGGTCGAATACTCTTTGCCGTGAATGTTTACTTTGCCGTTAGTCATCTGATTCTCCTAGTTGAAATGTGAGTGGTTCTTTGCTAAACATCTCTACCCTTAATTCGCCATCTTTATGCTTGATGACGAGCGTGGTGTAGTGAGTTTGAGTGCTGTCTTTCTTATGTTGAATTAGGGATAACCCCTCTGCGTAATGTACGGTTAAGTCCATTTAGAAAGCCTCCATGCTTTTAAAATAGAATATTTCAGCGGCAAGTCGCTCGCCCTGTAGAACATATAAAGGCGAAAACAAACCAGCATCCTCTTCAGCCTCCTGCTGCCTAAGCAGGTCTTCTTGGTGAGCTTGCCCAGCGGCATCGTCATAGTCCTCCATAAAACCCTCCGTTAATTTTTGTTGGGTAGGTTGCCAAGAGCTTTGTCAATTGCCGCCCTTGCTTTGTCGTTCCACTTCCACAAATCGTCATCTGCCCAGGCCATAGATTGAGGAAATGTCATAAGAGCATCTAGCAGATCCGGAGCCGCAGAAATTAAACGAGCATTGGCCATAGCCTCTTCTTGTGAGATGGTTTTTCTGTATGGCATATTTGCAATCGTTGTTGAGTGAACCCCTGTTTTGCGAGTTGTAATACTAAATGGGTTTGTTTTCCAGTACTTAACATTATCGTTAAACCGCCACGGGCCTGTTGTGTGTTTATACATTTGCATCTCTCCTTTTTTGTTAACCACAAGCACATCTTCTGCGTTTGTGCGCGAAATTTATATTAGGAAAAACCCTTAGTTGCTTAAATGCAACAGTTTAACAATCATGCTTAAGTCTTTGTTTTGTAAACATATCGTGATAAGGTAACACTTATGAAACTGGTGACAAGATCTACTTGCATCGCAGTTTACGAGCTGCTTGTCCAGTTGCCCCCTATAAAAGCGTGGAGACTCCCACCCAGTCAAGAAATAATTTTTGTAGTCAGGCATCTCCAAGATGTCTATGGGTTGTACGAGCCAGACTCTCACAAAATAACCATTTCTTCAGCCAAACACGCCCATTTGGGTACTGTAGTACGAACAATGGCTCACGAGATGATCCACCTCCACCTTTATCTCCGCAAAGATCCCGACTGGGATAAGCACACCAAGGTCTTCTTGGATGCTGCGGCAAAAGTTTCGCACACATTAGGGTTTGACCCGAAGGAGTTGTAATGCCCGCACCAACTTGCACAGACGAAGAATTTATAGAGTTGTTCAAAAGGCTAGGTAGCCCGCAAAAGATTTGCGAGCACCTTGGGGTAACAGTCAGAAATGTCTATGACCGCAGGAACAGAATTGAAAAGCGGTACGGTATTAACCTGCTTTCTTTCAATGCCAAACAGGTCTCCATGACCAATGTTGTCCACGAGCAAAAGGCTTATGTGGAGCTTGCGAACGGAATTATTGTGGTTTTTAGCGATGCTCATTACTGGCCTGGGCCAGCTACCGTAGCCCACAGAGCACTATTAGAAGTCCTCAAAAACCTGCCTGTAGATGTTGTAGTTGCAAATGGCGATGTGTTTGATGGCGCAAGGGTCTCAAGGCATGACGCACTCTACCGACACGAAACGCCCTCACCTAAAGAAGAGGTTGAGGCTTGCCAGCTAAGAATGGGAGAGATCGAGAACGCGGCTAAGAACGCAAAGAAGATCTGGACTTATGGCAATCACGACACGAGGTTATGGCGGTATATCAGGACAAATGCGCCAGAAGTCTCTGGTATGCCAAACACAGACCTCTATGACTTCTTTCCTGGCTGGCACACCTGTTATGCAATAGATGTCAACGGGAATACTGTAATTAAACACAGGTGGCACAACGGAATTCATAGCACCTATAACAATGCTTTGAAATCGGGCGTTAACTTCTGCACAGGCCACTTGCACAGGCTACAAGTAGCTGCGTGGGGAGACTACACGGGAAGGCGATACGGTGTAGACACAGGGACGCTTGCGGAACCCGATGGGCCACAGTTTATGTACCTAGAACACAATCCAGTCCCGTGGGCTTCTGGGTTTGCGGTACTAACCTACCGAAATGGCGTACTCCTGCCCCCAGAGCTTTGCGAGGTGGTAAACGGAGAGGCATTTTTTAGGTCTTGCAAGATCGCCTAGCAGGGAGAAAATTCCTCGTCTATTTTTTCACGCTTTAGCGTTACCCGTGAAAAAGGGGGGATTAGTCCGTAGTAAAATCTCCTTTTGGAGGTGTATATGCATAAAGAAAACTACAGAGCTTTTTGTAAGTGGGCCAGAGAAAAAAAGTATCGGCTTACAACAGACGCAGAGAAATACTTTGTTAGCACCCATACCCAGTCTGCGTGGGATGCTTGGAACGGTGCGCTTATGTGTAAACACGCAGATAAATGGAATGATGAAGCAAAGCGTTTAAGCACGATGCTTAAGCAAATTTGTTGAACTTTTTTCTGTCTGTGGTATCTTAGTATCTGTGCCGTGAGAAGCACAAAGTGGAGGCAGTAGCCAGTTCCTTTCAGATCGGCCCGCTGCCAGTTTTATACGCAATGTAGGCCTCCCGCTGGATTCTCACCCCGTGCGGGCCGACCTCAAGGGAATTGGTTATGTACTACTACACCTTCAACATTGGCGATTACGCCAGTCACACCCGAAATCTTGGACTGCTTGAAGATCTAGCCTACCGCAGGTTACTAGACGAATACTATCTTCACGAACGACCGTTCAACGCCTGTTCAACGACCGTTGCACGCCAGATAGGAATGGCAGAACATAAAGACGCGGTTGAGTTTGTTTTGCAGACTTTTTTTGTCTTGCAAGACTGCGGGTGGACAAACAAGCGGGCAGAAAAAGAAATCGCGCATTTTCGATCTAAGTCTGAGTCGGCTTCTAGGGCTGGCAAAGCGTCTGCTGAACGAAGGCTCAACGACCGTTCAACGACCGTTCAACCAACCAATAACCATAAACCAATAACCAATAACCATAAACCAATAAAAAAACTACTTGCGCCTGAAGGCGTGTCTTTAGAGGTATGGGACTCATTTCTTCAGCAAAGGCAAAAGACGCGGGCAGTAGTGACCGAGACGGTTATAAAGACAATCCAGAAGGAAGCTGACCTTGCGGGCTGGTCTTTAGAGAACGCTCTTTCCGAGATTGTGGCTCGTGGCTGGAGAGGGTTTAAGGCTGAGTGGGTGAAAGACAAGCCGCAGGATAAACTGTTAACATTTGCGGAAAGAGACGAGCTTGCCAAACGAAAGAAATGGGAAGAGATGACAGGGAGAAAGTGGCCTGAACCTGGGCAGCCTGTAGAAAGGTTGATGATCCTATGAACCTATCCGCAATAGATGCTCTGTGGAACAAGATGCTTGTGGTCTACGGTCACGAGTGGACTCGCAAGTTTGACGGTATGCCTCTGGATGAAGTAAAGGGTGCGTGGGCAGATGAGTTGCGCGGCTATTCTGTAGAGCAGATCAAATACGGCCTGAGTATGCTAGGCGAGAGGCCACCCAACCTGATCCAGTTCAAAGACCTGTGTAAGAAGGCTCCACAGTATTTTGACTCACCACAATTAACTTATAGACCAACGCCAAGCGAGGAGAAGCTGGCTAAATTTAGGAGGGCTTATGAAGCGTGATACAGAAGTAGAAGCAGTCATCACTAGAAGTATGTCTGCTGCGGAAATAATGGATCTCACAGGCCATAACAAGGGAAGTCTCTACGCAATACTGGATAGGCTTATAAGTGAAAACAAGATCAAGAAAACGGGCCTCAGATACGCCCCAACAGGATATTCTGACCAGCCCATTGTTAACGGAAGAGACGAGTTCTTCTGTGCCGATCCCTTCAATATGTCTGGACTGCGAAACAATCGGAATCTTCAATCTCAATTGCGAAAAATGCAGACTAAGAATACTCGTTACGGAACCATGCAAGGTTTTGCGGTTGCAAGTGAAAGAAACAGTAGAAAGGTACGGTGGGCTTGATGGAGACTGGAAAACCAACAATTGTGGCTGTGAAAGAGTCTGCCAACGCAGGGCAAATCGGGGGCAGTCACTATAAGAAGTTGACCATCCAGCCCTGGGACTATATTCTTGCTAACAGTATCGGCTACTGCGAGGGTTCCGCAATAAAGTATCTAAGCAGGTGGCGGGACAAAGGCGGTATACAAGATTTATATAAAGCAAAGCACTTTATAGACAAGCTGATAGAGCATGAGGAGAGTAAAAATGAGCGTTAGCGCAATGAAGCAAGCATTGGAGGCGTTGGATGCTTACGCCAGCGACATAAGCCAAGAACGTGTCGATGAAACGGCAAAAGATCGACATAAGACTGATTGCAAAAAAGATTTTGACTTACTTTTTGAGGCAAATAGCGCAGATATAGAGGCGTTGCAAGACGCTCAATTTACCCTTGAAGCGATTAAAAGCGCAGATCCCGGAACGCATGACGAAATAATTGATGCGTCATTGCATTTAATAAAACTTGCATTAAGCAATTCTGTTTTTGGGCCAATAGAAAGAATTGCAGAAAGATATGGGGTTGAAATATGAGCATTTCAATAATGAAGCAGGCATTAGATGTCTTGCGAGGAATGCACCCAGAACATGGCGGCAATGCTTTTACGAGGGCCGCTGACGAACTGCGGCGAGCAATTGATTTACAAGAGAAGCGACATATTTGCCCAGACTGGGACTTTATGGAAATTACGGTAAACGATGAAGAATTTAATGCCTGCTGTTGTTTCCCAAAAGAGCCAAGACCTAGTCTTTGGTTAGCAACCGCCCACGATGGGCGAGTGAAATATACAACCGATAGCGGTCGTGCATCAGATTGGAAAGAATCAGGCTCGTACAGGATGGTTCAAGACTATTACACTGAACCACCGCATGACTTTGGCAATGTTACGGATGATGCATTGATAGAAGAAGTCCGTAGTCGTGGCTTTACTATTCGTGATGCTCAGATTTCACCAAAGATTAAAGATGAGTATGAACTATGTTGCCAAAAGTATGACACCCGCACAGAGCCATGCACACCAAGAGGAAGGCATTTAGCAAAGCGTGAATGGGTTGGG